AGATCAAAGCGGCGTATGACAAGATGTCGAGCGTCAGCGGCGTCCGTTATGACGGGATGCCGCATGTGAGGAATCTCCACGCCGCCGAGGACAGGATCATCAATGCCATTGAGGAGATCGATGTGCTGAAGGAGCGTTACAGGCAGGCGGTGGAATACATGGACTGGTTCGTTCCCGCATGGGAGCAGCTGTCGGAGGATGACCGTTATGTGCTGGACACCTTCTACAGCGAGGACAACGAGTACGGCAGCAGCGTGGTTGATGACATCGCGGAGTATTTCCATATCGAGCGGGCATCTGCTTACCGCAGGAAGAACCGCGCTATCGACAAGCTGACCGTCCTGCTGTTCGGCAAGCCTTAAACCCTTGTCCACTTTCTGAGACGATTTATCCATAATGGCGTGTTATACTGATATCGTAAAATAGTGGGCGGAGCCTCATGGGAGAAATCCTGTGGGGCTTTTCTTATGCCCGGAAAGCGAGGTGGAAGGATGCCAAGAAAACCAAAGCGTCCCTGCCGCTACCCCGGATGTCCGAACCTTACGGACGGTGTTTATTGTGAGGAACACGCAAAACAGATGGAACAGCACTACGAGAAGTTTCAGCGTGGGTATTCTCCCGGCAAACGTTACGGACGTGCCTGGACACGCATCCGTCACCGGTACGCAAGCAAGCATCCTCTCTGTGAGATGTGCATGAAAGAAGGTCGGTATGTTGCGGTCGAGGAAGTCCACCACATCGTGCCGTTGTCGGAAGGCGGAACGCACGATGAGTCAAACCTTATGAGCCTGTGCCGTTCCTGTCACGAGAAAATACACAAAGAACGTGGTGATCGATAAGGACCCAGGGGCGGTCAAAATCTCTACGAGGGGCTTCTGCGGAAAACGGCGCGGGGTCACGTGTGCGAAAAAGGCGAAATCAAAAGGGTAATTAAAGGCGGCCGGTTCCGGCTGCTTCATTTTTGAGCGGAAGGAGGTGTGAAAATGCCGACAAAATCCAACAACACAGGCGGTCGGGGTGGTGCGAGACCCGGTGCGGGAAGGAAGAAATCCGCTGTCAAGGAGAAAGCCGAGAACGGCAATCCAGGCGGGCGTAGGCTGGAAGTTCTCGATATTCCCGAAGTCGAGGGTGTCGATATGCCAAAACCGCATGATTTCCTGTCAGCCGAGCAGCGGGACGGAAGTACCCTGCAGGCAGAGGAAATCTACAAGGAAACCTGGGAATGGCTGCAAAAGATAGGCTGCGCCGCAAAGGTGTCTCCCCAGCTTCTGGAGAGGTACGCCATGTGCAGCGCCCGGTGGATACAGTGCGAGGAGATGACGAACCGCATGGGCTTCCTCTCCAAGCACCCGACGACGCAGAAGCCGATACCGTCGCCGTTCATCAACATCGGCATCAACTACATGAACCAGGCGGTGCGGCTCTGGAACGAGATATTCCAAATCGTGAAGGAGAACTGCAGCACCGACTACGGGGATGTTTCCCCGCAGGATGACCTGATGGAGCGACTGCTCAGAGCAAGGAAAGGATAATGATATGTTTGAAAAAGTAAATCCCGCACATCCCGATAAACTGGCTGACCGCATCGCCGGGGCCATTGTGGATGCCGCATACAGAAAAGAAAGTGATCCGAAGATCGCCGTGGAAGTCCTGCTCGGTCACGGAATGTGTCACATTATCGCGGAGACTTCTGTACATATTCCGAAGGGCGAGATCACGGATATTGTCCGCCGTATCGCCGGGAATGTGAAAATCAGCGTCCAGGAAGTTCCGCAGGACGGACACCTGTCTAAGAATCAGTCCGCCGGGTTCCGCTGCGGAGACAACGGCATCTTTAAGGGCGTGCCTGTGACGGATGAGCAGAAAAAGCTGACAAAGATCGCCGCAGATATCTACGGTCAGTACCACGCTGACGGCAAGTATATTCTGGACGGCGATAATCTGACCATCTGCCAGAGCAATGCAGATACACAGCAGCTGAACAAATCATATAAGAAAGCCGTGGTCAATCCGCTGGGTGACTGGACGGGCGGCACGGATGTGGACGCAGGAGCCACGAACAGGAAGCTCGGCTCTGATATGGGCGATTCCGTCACAGGCGGCGGTCTGCACGGTAAAGACCTGTCAAAAGCTGACGTGTCCGTGAACATCTGGGCATGGCTCAAGGCGCAGGAAACCGGCAAGCCCGTGGAGCTTTCCTGCTCCATCGGAGATGAGAAGGTCGGCGGCGTGCCGTATACGGAGATCGTAGAGACCGCGAGGAAATACATCGATGGTCTCGGCGGTTTTGAAAAATTTGCGGAATGGGGGTTGGTGCGATATGAAGACAACGACTGAAATGCAGCTCGTTCCGATTGCAAAACTGGTACCTTATGTGAATAACGCGCGTACCCACTCCCCGGAACAGATAAACAAGCTGCGATCCTCCCTCCGGGAGTTCGGCTTCATCAATCCCGTTATCATCGACCGTGACTTTGGCGTTATCGCCGGACACGGTCGTATTCTTGCGGCGAAAGAGGAAGGCATCACGGAAGTGCCGTGTGTCTTTGCCGACCATCTGACAGAGGCGCAGAAGAAAGCATATATCATCGCGGACAACCGCATGGCGATGGATGCCGGATGGGACGAGGAGCTTCTGCGTGTCGAGATCGAGGCTCTGCAGGGCATGGACTTCGATCCCCTGCTCACAGGCTTTGATGAAAAAGAACTGGCTGACCTGTTTGGCACAGAGTCTGACAGCGAGGCGAAGGATGATGACTTTGACCTGACCGCCGCATTGGAGAAAGCCTCCTTTGTGGAGCGGGGTGATATCTGGACAGTGGGCAGACACAGGCTGATGTGCGGAGACGCTACGGATGCAGGGGATGTCGCATTGCTGATGGGCGGCAGGAAAGCCAACCTTATCGTGACAGATCCTCCGTATGGCGTATCCTTCAAGAGTTCCAGCGGTCTTACCATACAGAACGATTCCATGAAGAACGAGGAGTTTTACAACTTCCTGTTCGCTGCGTTCAAGTGCATGGCGGATGTGCTGGAGAAAGGCGGCGCGGCTTATGTGTTCCATGCGGACACCGAGGGCTTGAACTTCCGAAAAGCGTTCATTGACGCCGGGTTCCACCTGGCGGGCGTGTGTATCTGGGTGAAGAATTCCCTGGTACTTGGTCGCTCGGATTATCAGTGGCAGCACGAGCCGGTGCTTTACGGATTCCTGCAGAACGGCAAGCATCCGTGGTACTCCGACCGCAAGCAGACCACCATCTGGAATTATGATAAGCCAAAACGTAACGCCAACCATCCGACATCAAAGCCGCTCGACCTGCTCGGATACCCTATTGGGAATTCCTCGCAGGAGAACGCCATCGTGATCGATACCTTCGGCGGCAGCGGCTCCACCATGATGGCATGCGAACAGATGAACCGCATGTGTTTCACTATGGAACTGGATGAGAAGTATGCATCGGTCATCCTCCGCAGGGCTGTTGAGAACGGCATTGATCCCGCTGACATTTATGTGGAAAGAAACGGAGAAAAGATGATGTACTCCGACCTTGTGAAAGAGGTGGAGGTTCCTGATGAATAAAATGACGCTTGGCAGCCTGTTTGATGGTTCCGGCGGTTTTCCTTTAGGCGGCTTGATTTCCGGTATTACTCCCGTGTGGAGTTCGGAGATCGAGCCGTTTCCCGTTATGGTGACCTCGAAGTGGCTGCCGTTTGTGAAACATTATGGTGACGTATCCACGTTAAAGGGCGGCGAGCTTGAGCCGGTGGATATCATCACCTTCGGCTCACCCTGCCAGGATATGTCCGTGGCGGGTAAAAGAGAGGGGCTGGACGGCTCCCGTTCAAGCCTTTTCTATGAAGCTGTCCGAATCGTAAAGGAAATGAGGTGTGCAACCGATGGAAAATATCCGAGATACATCGTCTGGGAGAACGTCCCAGGCGCGTTCAGTTCGAACAAAGGCGCGGACTTCCAGTCCGTCCTCGAAGAGATCTGCAGCGTCAAAGGATACGAGATTGATCCTGCTCGACCTGCGAAATGGCCAAACGCCGGAGAGATCGTGGCAGACGATTTCAGTCTCGCATGGAGGGTATTTGATGCTCAATACTGGGGAGTTCCCCAGCGAAGAAAACGTATCTACCTTGTCGCAGATTTTGCAGGCGGGAGTGCCGGAAAAATATTATTTGAGTCAGAAGGCATGTCTGGGTATACTCCGCAGGGCTTCCGCTCGTGGGAAGGAGCTGCCGGAACTGCTGAAGAAGGCGCTCATGCGTCAGGCATCGGCATAGACGGATACAACGGAGCTGTCTCTGATGAGGCGGCTACCCTTGGCGAGAACTGCGGGATGTCCACGGGCAGGAACGGCGTCATGGTCTTAAACGACCAGGGCGGTGACCGCATGGATGTGACGGAGGGAGTGACCTGTACGCTCCGCGCAGAGGCGCACCATCCTCCCTGCGTGATGGGAGCGGCGGGTTTCTGCACTGAGCATTCAGCGGATTCCAGGGGCATCGGATATGAAGAGGAGACTTCTCCCACACTCCGTGCCGGGACAGTTCCGGCTGCGGTCTATGAGAACCACAGCCAGGATACCAGATACACGGGGCCGCTTGATGTGGCTCCTACGGTGATGTCCACCTACGGAACGGGCGGCAATAACCAGCCGTTCGTGGTGGAGGACACTCCGAAAACGCTGAAGATCCGCTCCGGCTGTGAGGGTGGCGGTAAGGGCGCACTGATACAGGATAATAAATCGGCAACGCTCGGCTGCAACAACGATCAGACCGTCTTTGTGCCGTTTGTAAAAGGCACCCGTCCGCATTCTGCCGAAGAGGGACAGCAATGGAAGGAATCCGATGTGGCAAATACGCTGAATACCCATGACGTCGGCGAGGCAAGGTGCAACGAGCTGGCGGTTAAGGTCTACGGCATCTGCTCCAAGGATTCAAACGCCATGAAATCTGATAATCCGAAAAGTGGATTCTATGAGGCGGATACCACACGGACGCTTGACGCGAACGGCGGCAATCCTTCTTGCAATCAGGGCGGCATGGCTGTCGTGGCTCTTGAGGGCAACGGTGCAAGACCGTCCCATAAGGGCAGCGGCTATTCCGAGGAAGATGTCAGCTTCACGCTGAATGCCACGGAGCAGCACGCCGTCGCATACGGCATTGACCGCGCTACCTATAACATGGGGCAGAACGCCAAGTTTGGGATCGCGGTCGAGGAAGAAGTCGAGCCTACGATGGTAGCGAAGGGACCGGGAGCGGTCGGACAGCCTGTGTACCATTCCAGCAAGAATTCGTTCCATACGAATTTCACGGATGATACGGTGACCGATACGCTGGTCGCTACGGATTATAAAGACCCGCCGACTGTGTCGGAAGAACCGTATTACATTGTCCGCAGGCTCACGCCAACCGAGTGCGCAAGGCTGCAGGGCTTTCCCGACTGGTGGTGCGACGGGCTTGGAACAGACGAGCCGACCGAGGAGGAGATCGCTTTCTGGACGGATGTGTTTGAAACGCATCGGAAGGTTATGGGGACATCCTCCAAACCGAAGACCAGGAACCAGATCATCAAGTGGATCAAGGAGCCGCATTCCGACTCCGCAGAATACAAGATGTGGGGCAACGGCGTGGCTTTGCCGAATGTCTGCTTTGTGCTTTCGGGGATCGTGTACTATGCACAGTTCCCGGAATATTTGTTGTGAGTTATTCTACACCGAAATGTGCGGAAATCGCTTGC